CGCGGCCTACTTGGATGCTGCCTCGAACTCGGCGTCGAGCTGTTCGAGCGTGAGGCCCGGCGTCACCATGATCGAACGCCGGGGTGTCTCAGTCGTTCTCGAAGCCGCTCCTGACGATACCACTGCGCCGTTGCGCGCGTCGGTCGCCGCCCGGCGCCGCTTCTGCTTGATCTCGTCCTTCGCCGACTGCACGCTCGCGGTCGAGGCGCGGGCGATCTCGTACAGATTGATGATCGCGCGCGCCGAGCGCTCGACGTCGTTGCCGCGCGCGTCGATCACGGTCGGGTGGTCGGGGCCGAGCTGGTGCAGCATCGTCTCCATCTGCCCCCAGTAGCCGGTCATGTCCGGGTAGTTCTGCGCGAGCAGGTTCAGCAACAGGCCCTGGTCGATCGGCTCCTCGACGGGCTGCTGGTACTGCTGCATCGCCTGCTGCTGCGCCTGATCGACGAACTGCCCGGCGCGCATCGCCTCATAGGGGCTCTCGCGCGACCACTCGCGCACGACGGCGCGCGCCAGGTCGTACTCCCCGGCCTGCATCGCCGAGTGGACGTAGCCGCGCGGGTTCTGCGAGGCGATCGCCTCCTCGACCCACTGGTTCTGCTCCTCCGTGAGGTAGGTCTCCTCCAGGCCCGACAGCGCCTGCAGCTGCTGCAGCTCCTGCTCCAGCTCCTGCACGCGCGCGAGCGCGGCGCTCTTCTCGCTGCCCTGGCGGCCGAGCACGACCGACAGCTCGACGGCGCCGCGCAGCGCCTTCTCGACGTCGCCGCCGTACTTGGCGAGGAACGACTGGATCGCCGGATCCTCGAACGCCGCGACCTCCTCCTCCGGCTGCTCGTCGCCGACGAGGTCTTCCTCCTCTTCCTCCTCTTCCTCTTCCTCGGGCTCCTCCTCCTGCTCTTCCTCTTCCTCGGGCTCGGTGACCGGCACGTCCTCATGCGCGGGGGAAGGCTCGATCTCCTCGTCGGGCTCGTCCTTGATCTCGTCGAAAGCAGCGAGGATCTCGCTGGTGATCTCGCTCACGCGACCTCCTGTCGTCTCAGAAACTCATCGAGCCGCGCCTCGGCGCCGCTGGGGACGGCGAGCACGTAGCGCATCCCTTTCACGAAGCCGCGCAGGAACGCTTGCCGTTCCAGGTCGACCGACTGCCCGGCGAAGATTTTCGCGACCAGCTCGCGCTCGAACGCCTCGCGGCGCCGCTCGACCTCGCTCTCCAGCACCGGCCAGGAGGGATGCTGGGCGAGCGCGGACAGCTCGCCCTGGCGCACCGTCAGGTTGCGCCGCTCCTGCTCGGTCAGCCTACGTGGGCGTGCCACCGCCACCCTGGTTCGAGACACCGCCGTACTGGCTCATCATCCGCGCCATCGCCGTCTCCGGGCTCATCGAGGAGACGTTCGAGGGGGAGGCGGGCCCGGCGGCGAGCGCCGTGTTGGTGACGCCGTTGGTCGGGGCGCCCGTCGGGGGTTGGGGAAGCTGCTGGCCCCCGGGGGGCGCCCCGTTCTGCGCTGCCCCCGGCGGGCCTGCCGTTGCCGCGCCGACTTGGGGTGGCAGAAAGTAACGCTCCTTGTCGAGCACGTCGTAGGCGTCCAATGCCTTCTCCATGAACGCCTTCAGGTTCAAGGGGGCGCCGGACTGCGCCATCACCGGGGCGAGCTGACCGGCGATCTGGAGCAGGCTCTGCGCTTCGGCGCGGCGCTCCTGGCGCATCAGGCTGTCGGAGGTGACGTCGATCAGGACGTCGAAGTCGCCCTGGATCTGCAGCGGCGAGATCGTCTTGTAGGCCTGCGCGCCCTGCGGGCCGAGCACGCCGATCACGCGGTCGTCGCGGAGGAACTGCTGGTAGAGGAGCAGGAAGTGCTTGCCGAGGGTGGCGTAGCTCCACAAATAGTGTTGCTTTCTGGCCTGGATAATTCGCTGCGCAATTGTCGTGATAATTGAAACGCCGGTCGCCGTCTGCTGATCAATTGTCTGCGAGTCTGCCCCCGAGGAATAGGGCAAGCCGCCCATGATGTTCTGTAAGTCCCCTTTAAGCAGCTGCTCGGCCTGCAGAGTGATGTTCGCGACGGTCGGGTCGATCTTCAGCGTGTCGACCTGGCCGGGATCCTCGACGAACCACTGCGCGTTCGGGGCCCACTCGAACGCCTCCGGGTCATCGACGTCGGAGCGGATCAGCGTGATCAGGTTCGCGAGCATGCGGACGACGTCGAGCCGCTGGTTCTGCAGCGTCCAGAGCATCTCCTGCAGCTGCCCCAAGGCCTCGACCACGGACAGGCCGGGGATCTGGAAGGCGTCCGGCATCGACGAGCAAACGACGAACGGGAGCCGCCCGTTCCAGAACGGGTTCGGGCGATCCTTCAGCAGGATGGTGCGGTTCGCGACCGTGATCACCCGCTCCGGCGTCCAGTACTCCAGCACCTCGATCAGGTTCTGGGTTCGGTCGACGTTGCGGAGGCGCATCTCGCGCGCCGTGATCGCCGCCTGCGTCGCCGAGCTGGCGGTGTCCTTCACCTTCTCGACGTTCGAGTACAGCCCCTGCTTCTGTTTGCGCCGCAGCGACGGCATCGTCTCCCAGGTGCGGTGGATCAGGTACTCGGCCTTCTCGACCGTCGGCGCCTGCGACGGCCAGAAGAAGTCGCGCACGTCGACCACCTCGGAGCGGGCGTCGTCGATCACCAGCGTGTCCTCGACCGTCTCCTCGCGGTGCGATTCGAGCGTGTCCAGCTCCTGCCCGTACATGTCGAGGATCTGGATCTGCTCCGGCACCAGCCGGATCACGTCGCGGTGCTCGGTCTGCCAGTAGTCCTTCAGTACCGAGATGCCCGCGATCATGTCCTGCTGCATGAACGCCCGCTGCCGTTCGGCGAAGTGGTCGCGGTCGAGCGCGTAGCGGAGCGTGTCGGAGATCGCCTCGACCGCGTGGACGCGGCTGACCACCTCTTCCAGCGGCTCGTCCGGCCTCGGTCGCGGCTGGACGTTGAAGCGCGGGTTCGGCTCCAGCATCGTCGCGAGCATCCCCTCGCAGGTCTGGAGCACGTAGGGGGTCGTGACGTCGGAGTGCCAGTCCTCCTCGTTCGCGGTCGTCGAGGCGCCCTCGGCGAGGCCGCGGTAGGCGTTGTAGCGCCGCTCGACCTTGTCGACGAAGCCGTCGTGGTAGCGGCGCTCGCAGTCCTCGACCGCCTTGACGACGAGCCTGACCGCGTCCGCCTGCTTCGAGTCGTCGTAGAGGTCGGTCTCGGCCACCTAGTAGCCGCCCCCGGGCGGGCCTGGCGGTGGGCCTGCCGCCGCGGCGGCCTGCCCGACCGGGCCCGCGTTCGCGCCCGGGCCCTGCCCCAACGCCCTTTTCAGGCTGGAGAGGTCGCCGGAGTTCGACGAGTCCTGGTTCGCGGCCTGCAGCTTGAGCACGTTCTGCAGGCACTGCGCCGCGATCGCGCGGTCGCCGTGGTCGGGATCCATCTGGATGAAGGCGTGCAGCGCGTCCTCCGCGACCTGCAAGGCCTCCAGCGAGGTGCTGTAGGTCTGCCCGCCCTGGCCGGTGTCGCCGGGCGACGCGGCCTGGTCAGGCCCCGCGCCGAGGTCGGGCGGTGGGCCGCCGTCGGGAGGGGGCCCTCCGAGGTCGGGCGGTGCGCCCGGCGGGGCGCCGCCGCCTGCGCCTCCGAGCGCGGAGGCGAAGTCCATCATGGACACTGAATCTTCTCCTTCCTGCGTGCGCGGAAGCGAAGTCCGGCATCGCGGTTACATGTCACGCAAACACGCTGACGTCGTCCATCGCGATGAACGCGAATACGCACGTTGTCGCCGACAAGACGATGCCCCGACGGACACGTCGACTCCATATGCCGGTGGCGATGCGTCTGCGCTGTCACATCACGCAGGTGCTGCGGGTTCACACATGCGGGGTTCTCGCATTCGTGATGAAGCTGACCCTCGATCGGCCCCTTGACGATCTCGTAAACAACACGATGGGCGAGCTTCTTGCCGTCCCACCAAACCGCGCCGTATCCGTCGGGCCGCAGACAGCCCGACCAAAGCCAACAATCCTCGCGTTTGATCTTGTTCTCGATGCGGTCAGGCAACACGGCGCCGCTCCCATGGGTACTTGTGCGTAGCTGTTTTGCGCTTCGTAGGACGTGCTCGTTTCGGATGAGTGCCGAATTGTCTAAACATTTCTAGAGCAATTCCAAAGGCCATGACTCTGTCATCATTTGATCCTTCTTGTGCTCTAGGACTGGGCAAGGTTTTTTGTCGAACAAAAGTTCTACATTCCATTATCAGCGAGCGCGGCAGCGCCGGGATCGTCTTCTCGCGGATCGCCTGCTCGATCTGGTTGATCACCTGCGGCCTCGTCTTCGAGTTCATCGGGAAGCCGTAGTTCGCGAGCTGGTGCATGTCCGACCTGTCCGCGATCGAGTGCCGGTACAGCTTCGGGTAGTGCGGCCTGCCTTTGCGGCCGTCGCGCAGGCTGATGATCACCGGCTCGCCGAAGCCGCCGCCCATCTCGACCGCGATCCGCGCCGTGTCGTACCAACGCCCGAGGTAGTGCAGCTGCTCCGCGTACTCGTCCGCGTCGAGCTTGCCGTGGATCTCCGCTGCGACCGCCATCGAGGTCAGGTCGATCACGTAGGCGCAGCTGTAGTCGAAGCCTCTGCCGGTCGCGACGTCGGCGCCGATCGCGTAGGAGTGCGTCCTGTCCGGCTTCGCGTACAGCCGCACCGGGCCCTTGCTCTCGTAGTGGATCTTCGCCTTCGCGCCGGAGCTGTCGGTGATGAAGCGGAGCCGGGTGTCCTCGTCGAGCTTGTGGTTGTCGCTGTACCAGGCGAGGATCTCGGTGTCGAACCAGCACTCCCCGG